TTAGCCTTGAAGATGCTTTTTAAGTCCGTCAGTTAACTGCCCGGGATGCTTCACGACTACACGTCCTCCAGAAGCAACTTTATCTGCCCATTCAGCCATTTTCTTTGTAAAACCGGCATTCCAGCCTTTTGCTTGACCATATGCTTTAATTTCTTGCCCTGGTAAGGGCTGACCCTGTTCTTTCATATATTTGAACATTTCTTTAGCTGTGCTTTCATCTTGAGCATGGGGGGCAGAAGTAGAAGTATTCATTCCATCTAATTCTTTAAGTGCTCTAGCCTTCATTGTTGGCATTGTAGTGTTCTCGTTTCGGTGTGTGGATATTTCTCTACCTTTTACAATAACAAAGACAACTCAACATTACGCATAGTCATATTGCTAACGCTTTGGAGGGTTCGGTTTATTCCATTCAAACTGGCAGGCGTTCATTCGCTGGCGATGTCGTTCTTTGGCAGACAGACACGCTGCAACACGGGTGCGGATCTCAAACATATCCTGCCCGTTCAATTCCCGGCCCTGCTGGCGCACCATCTCTGTTATTACCGCTTCGATAGTTTCTTGCTCGAGCATTACGTACCTCAGTGAATAACCTGACTTATCATTGCTAACTGCAGTTCACATGATGCCAGCCTGCACTTCACATACTCCGCCCAGCACTTAAAAAGCGCTTCATCTGTTCCTGGGTAAGCATACAGAAACCCCATAAGGACCTTATCGGAAAGCACATCCTCCTGATCCCAGCCCACGATGAATTGACGAAATAAGCCGTATGATTTAGCCGGATCCGTATTCCTCCACGTTTCCACCACTACATCGAACGGTGGCACAGTGAAAGTCACCATTACAGGGAAATCTTCATAACCAGCTGGCTCAACTCCTTCCGCTGAAAGACCCGCTCCCGTCGGTATAATGACTTCTCGGGTAAACTGCTCTCCCTCCGGCCAGAGCTGCATATTACATTTTATCTTCGACATAGATCCCCGCCGAGATAATTGCACCGCCGATTCGCCGCCGCCCGTAAAGCAGCGGGACAGGGTATCCCTGTGTCGCAGTGTTCGTGACGCCGCCGAACGCATAAGAGGCCCGGTTATCAGCATCCTGTTTGCTGGATAGGCCTGTAGGTTGAGGAGACAACATCTGCGCAACCCCGCCGACCATCAGCGCTGCGCCTACTTTCATTGCAGCTGGCCCCCATGCTGCGCCACCGAATGCCTGCCCAATCGGCGTAAATGCACCTATTGCGCCGACGACAACCAACGCAGCACCGAGAATAGTTTGAAGCGCACCAGCACGTTTACTGCCGATAATGACAGGCACAATCCGAATGACACGACCACCATTAGGAAAATCGAGGTCATCCTCAGCAATATTTTTCTTATCAACGAAGATAGCAAACGTCAGCCCGCGGGATTTGCTTGTGGTCATATACTGCTGAAAACCTGGCAACGTAGCAGACAGAGCATTGAACACCTCACGTGTTGAGCTGATTAAGCGTTGATGTTCCCTGCCAAACAAGCCAATCATCGGGCCACTTAGCTTGATAGTTGCCATCATTTCACTGTCTTGCATTATGTTTACCCTCGCCGATGTAGATCGCCTTTAAAGCCGTTTTCAAATCGTAGATTTTTTTCTTACAGCTGCTGCCCGGTAAAGATTCAGTATCTTTTAGTCGCTTCGATATGGTCTGCCGATGGATGCCGGTGACTGCAGCGAGTTCACTGATTGTCAGCCTTATCTGCCGCATCGCTCCCCCTATGATGATGAACAAAAAACATACAATCCATCATCTTTTCTGTTTTCGCCTAAATTAGACATAATCAAATCAGTAATTTACCGGGTGATGATGATGACCACAGAATTCAAAAACGAGCCGTTTTCCGCGTGCCCGCCGCCTCGTGGCAGGTCGCCCCACCGAGAGGACCCGACCGATCCGGGCAGCGAGGGGCGGCTTTCGCCGCCTCTGCGCCTTACGGTTTGCCCGTCGACTTGACCAGACCGCGATAGTCCAGCGGCGCTACACCAGCATCGATGCGCACCTTCCATGCAACACCATCGACAGTGAAGCCTTCCTGCTGTTCGAGGTACGGTGAATCCATCCCGTCGAGGTATGCAACCTCCACCGTGTCCATGCCCTGGGCTGCGGTTACATACCACTCTTTGGCGTTGTGCTTATCAAGGCGTGGCTCAACAATAACCTTCGCCATGTCTTTCACCACGTTAACGATCCCCGGGTTCTGGTTCAGTGTGCCGCTGCTGTCTACCGGGAATAGTGAGGAAGAGGACAGAATCGCCCTGTTGGCCGCTCCCTCGAGCGCTGCCGGCACAATGAGGAACGATGGCGTGACGTTCACCGGATCACCGTTGGCATCCTCCTGCAAGCGCATAGCTTTGCGCGCGGCATCAAGGCCTTCAGTGCTCATGTCCAGTGCGATCATGTTCTTGTGATCAGCGTGGAACAGTGCCTTACCGTCAGTGAATGCCTGGTTGGTGGTCAACACCAGATAGACCAACTCGCCAACCGTACGGGATGCAGCCCTTCCCATAGCTGTCGGGATAGTGCTCAGCTGAGTGAGGTCATCGTTGATGATTGCCTGGCGGGTGATAGAGAAGATCTCACCATATGTGGCCAGCGCGATAGGTACGCCTTTATCACTTGTGGTGATGTATTTATATTCGGCGCCCTCGCGTACCTGACGCAGCTTAGAGAACCCATTCAGGCCAACGCGCTTCGCTTCATGAAAGTTGCTGAGCGAGCCCGCTTTGGTCCATTGCTGGAAGGTCTCGCCGCTGTTCTGCCAGCCTGCCAGCACTGACTTTTCAGCGCCACCAGCGAGGATATGTGAAAAGTCACTGCTGCTGTGCGTAAACGCCAGGTTCACAATCTGCGACCGGTTGCCAAAACTGCTGATGCCAATACCACGATCCACCAGCGAGGCCTGCGCCATTTCAAACAGGCTCATCATTGCGTATGGGTTGCCCCGCTCTGCACGCTCATGGCCCAGACGCGCATACAGGCCCTGACGAATGCCATCGCCAGTAATATTGCCGTTCCCTGCATGGATGTGAGCCTTATTGGACGGCGTGAAATCACGTCCAATCTGTGCCAGTAGCAGGTCTTTAGCCTTTTCCTTGGTACAACCTGCATCCTCGAGACACTGCATCTTCAGCGCGTCGTGCTTACCACCGAACGTTGCGAACAGATCCTTAATGCCGTTAATACGGTCCTGTTCTGGTGCGGCGCCGGTAATGGACGCTTTCGGGCTGGTGATCATCCCTTTCAGTGATTCAGGCATATGTTCAAATTCCTCAATTCGTTTGGATTCGATGCAGGCCATAGCACGCACCGATTCAGTAACCTGGTCTGCAAAACCATGCGCCACACATTCAGCACCGGTAAGCCAGGTTTCGTCTTCAAGCATCGCGGCCACGGCCTCTGGAGTTTTCCCGGTTTTCTCGACGTATGCCGGGATCAGCACGCTCTCTACTTTGTCCAGGAGGTCTGCGTAATCACGCATTGCATTAGCGTCGCCGCTCGATGCGCCCCACGGCTTGTGGATCATCATCATCGCGTTCGCTGGCATGATTACCGGATTACCGACCATCGCGATGACGGAAGCCATTGAAGCGGCCAGGCCGTCAACATAAGCGGTGATCGGAATACCCAGGCCTTTAAGGGCGTTGTAGATGGCGATGCCGTCGAACACGTCACCACCAGGGGAGTTGATGTGCAGGTTGATACTGGTGGCATCTGAAATGGCTTTCAGGTCACTAACGAATTTCTTCGCAGTAATGCCCCAGTAGCCGATCTCGTCGTAAATGTGGATGTCAGCAGCGCCACCAGCTGCTGATGCTTTGATGCTGTACCAGTTCTTCATTCATCACCTGCCACAGCTGCAAACCCATTCTCATCAAGCCAGGCGTTTACGGCATGACGCACCAACTGCGCTACACCAGGCAATGGTTTACCGGGATTCGTTTTCAGATGATCGATACGGTACTGCTTGAGGCGTAAAACGGTTTGGGCGTCCAGATGAACTGATCCGCCTTTGGGTTCGCCCGTGTTCAAATCGTTGATGTTATTCATGGTGCCCTCTAATAGGTAAGTAAACAGAGCACAATAATTGATCGATAAAAGTGGTAAGTAAAATCATTTTTATCAGAAATATAGATTTAGCGAAAAACTGAAGAAATGAGATAAATCAGATGTGTAACACAATGTAACTATCGGTCGTTGAGCTTTTATCCTACAGGAGTCAAGAATGGCTTTAAATTACATGGATTTAGACAAAGATACGCGTCGGTATATGGCTGAAGAAATTCAGTACGATAAGGAACATAACAATTTTTACTTAAGCAACTTTCTTACCCCTGAGGGAAAAGAAGCCTGGCCTTCGTTGCTCGAAGAATCTGTGCAGTATGATGATCAATGGCTTGAGAACGAAATAATTAACCGCAATTTACTTGCTCAGTTTTACCCAAAAAGAAAACCAAACAGCACAGAAATGACTCAGGCAAAAGTACCTTATACTGCGGCGAAAACACTTGCTGAAGGTGAGTTTAACCGATTATATGCGAGGGGTTTATGCGCGAGAGTTAGTTCAGAGGGTGGGCATTCTGTTGAAGCATACAGGGCCAGACATTCTACCAGTCCTCGGCAGGAGTCAGAGCGCATAATTGGGCAAAAATTCCTTCCTCAAGATATCTTACAAGATTTACGTACCAATCCTGGAGTTGACGCAGCAATTGGTGTTCCACCTGGACCCAATTCAGGAATATCAATAAAAAAATAAGTAATAAATTGCGATATTGTTTTTCTCCATCACAGCATCAACATTAATTATGTGGGGACTCTCCCCACATGCTCCCCACTTTAAAGTTTCCCCACTTGTTCCCCACCGACTATTTGAAGAATTGCCTTGAGAGCCAGTAATGGCGAGGGTTTAGGGTGAACTCCCCACTTCCCCCGTGTATACAGGGTGAATGTGGGGAGTTTTGGCATATACTCCCCGCCACCCCCACTACCTCCCCACTTACGCGCCCACTTCCCGCAGGTTTTGAATGTGGATCTGCTCCCCATCCAGATTGACGAGACCAGATTCAACCAGCTTTTGCAGCCAGCGTGAAAAATGTTTACTGGCATCCAGGCCCATAGCTTTCAGATCATCACGAATAACCGCCCTGGTGCACACATCCCCGCGCGCCGTTCTGCTTCTGATGGCCTGCCATAACGCTGTATGGTTATCACTGAGTTTTGACACCCCTGCCAGCTCAGGATCAATTTCCTTTGCTTCTCTTGGCACATCTCTGACGACCAGAGAGCATATCGCCTCTCCATCCTCGTCAGTGTAAAGCTCAGCGGTTAACAGGTCATATGCCTTACGTTCCGGCTCCTCTGCATCCTTCATCTTGGTACAGGACAGGATCAGTGCCTTACCCTCTCCCTCACGCTTAACATTGAATTCTGCATCCAGCGCAGCCCGGAACGAACTAGACCCACGCGCGCCCTTTGCCTCATCCTTGCCGGAGTGGTGCACCACCAGCACTGTAGCTCCTGTTTTCTGCTTGATGGTGTCGCATCCCTCGATAAACGCTCCCATATCCCGGGCATCATTCTCATCATTGCCACCAAAGCAACGCGCCAGCGTGTCGATCACCACCAGGCTGACAGGCAGGCCACATTCAGCCTCCACCTGCCGCGCCGCCAGCAGCACTTCATTTACCTCTGACGCTCGAACCGGGAATACCGGCCGGTTTACCAGATAGAGATTATCGGCCTGTAGGCCGTTTATTTGCTCCCATGCTCTGATACGGCGAGGAACGCCGACCCCACCTTCACCAACCACATACAGAACGGCGCCAGGAGCCACCTTCTTACCAGCCCATGCCTGACCTGTCGCTATATGGCAGGCCCATGAGACCGCCAGAAAGCTTTTATAGGAACCGCTGGGACCGTAAATGCTGCAAAGCGACTGCGCCGGTAAGAAATGCTTGATCACGAAATCCTGTCGGGCATCGTATCCCTCAGATCCGCGAGATAATGGAAGCCGGGTGCGCCGGGACTGTATTTCAGTGGAAGGGAACACTCGCTGTATACGCTGCGAATCCGTGAGCCAGGCTTTCAGTTCTTCTTCACCTATCACTTCTACCAGCGCTTCGCGGCGCAGCTCGTTAACCTGCCCGGCATCGTTGCCCAAATAGCCAGCATCACACAACTCTTCATAGGTCATGCCATGAAGCTGGGTGAGTTTTGCCACCAGCTTGCCGTAGCGCGTACTCGTGTCTTTGTGCTGGTGGATGGCTTTATCCAGATCGCTACGACTATAAGGGCGGCCATGTGACCAAAGATACGAGCAGGCAAACAGCGCATCGGAAACCACTTCTACTGCCGTCAGTTGAACAGTCATTGTGGAATGCCTCCACTCATCTGGAACTTGCCGATCAGAGGATGGAACCAGTAAGCAGATCCGTACTTACGTTTGGCGCTGCGCAGCACCAGGCGCGCCGCCTCCCGGAATTTCTCATCAGGGGCGATGAATCCGCCAGACTTCATCTTGACTAGCATTACGCCAGTGTTCTTCGCCAGTTCCTCAGCCTTTTTAGTAGAAATACCGTACTCGGCCGCCAGTGTGGCCACAGGTGTCATGCCCGGGGGGATCTCTCCGCCGTGGCTATCAGTCAATGTGCGAACCTGCACTTCGAGCTGCAGGACGCGCTCCACCAGCAGTTCAACCCGTTTTTCCAGTTCATTGAATTTCACGTTGCTGATCATTGAACTACCTCCCCGCGGCGCATTCTGAGAACGAAGTTTGCCGTACGGCTGTTTTGCTCCAGTGCCTGTGCCATTCTTGGTAAGTGACGAAGAGCATTTCCAAGCAGAACCAAATCACGGCGTGCATCTTCATCGGCATAGCTTTCACTCTCCGTTGCATCAGAGGTCAAATTACCGATCAAAGTAAGCGCACTGGTTATGGCAAAAACCCCGTCACCATAAACATCGCTAGCATCATTCAGGTCATCATCAGTAAGGCGTTCAAAGTCTGGGGAGTGCTTAACAAGCTGATGGTAGATATCACGCATGACGCACCTCCAGCCCAGAGAGATTCAACTCAAAGGTACCGTTGGCATATTGATAGAGTGGGCATTCAGAGCGGATCTTCGCAGCGAAAACGAGATTCCAGCCGGGGAACGCGCCGCGGGCTTTTTCTTCCGTGTCTGCATTAAAACGGACAATCACTGGACGAACGTCTGCATGACGCTTGGGGGTTGCCAGGAACAACCATGTAAATTTGGGGTGAGTTTGGGTATGCTGTTGATCAGCCATCGCTGTTACCTCGAATAACGGTTTGGTTAGAGGCCCGGTTAGTGCTGGTAACACTGCCGGGCTTCGCACTTTACAAGTGTCAGACACATGATGTACATTGCATGACACAACGAAGATTACGCCGAGTGTCAGACACATGTCAAACATAAAAATGCCTAAAGGCAATAAGCAGATCGCTTTCCGCGTAGAACCAGCACTTGAAGAAGCAATGCTAGCAGCCATGCACGAGGATGGAGATGCAACTCTTTCAGCATGGCTTAAACGAATAGTGCGAAAAGAGCTTAAACAGCGAGGCATTGAGTCCAAAGGCTGACCGTGTTGCAAATCTGCAACTCGAGACCTCCCCAGTTTTGGGGAGATTACCTTAGGGGTGTACTGCAATGCCGTATACCCCCGCCATTGGCGGAAGTCTTGGACACGGAATTCTAACTGCGCCAATGGCGCGGTTCCTGTAATAACAGGAGCGCTCAGGCTTTGACCACCAGCTGCAGCCCTGGTATGCTGATTTTGTTTCGAATGATCCCACTGGCGGCCCTGCAAGGCCGCCTTTGTTTTATGAGCCATACCTACCTCATGCTGCTTTTGTGCAGTTCTGCTGCCAAGCAGTTATTTCCGATAGAAGCCAGCCAACAGCGCGGCCACCTAATTTACGGCGGGTAGGAAATTTCCCCTCTTTCTCCATCATGTAGCGGGTAGTTCGGCAAAGGCCGGTGATCTGACGGCACTCAGGCTCGCGAATGGTACGTTCGGCTGGTTGTTGATTTACGTTCACAGATAAATGCCCTCGTTCGTTAAGGTTCGGGGGCATTTTTATTTACTTTTCCTGGTGCAACCACGGTGCGTTTTTTTCACTTACCGTCGTAGATCGAAATATCTCAATTTAAATCTTTAGATATTTCTTTCCGAATTTTATCTAAAGAATCATATTCAATAAGTTTGTCTAAGAATGGTTTTATTGTTTGAGCAATTATAAACGCATCTTTTTCACCATTGGGGAACAAGGCGACATTAAGGACGCCTAGCGAAATTTTACTATTAGTGCCTCGCTCCCACGAAATCAGGTCGATAAGAGGTATGATTTTATAGTCAAGAATTTTTCTCCTAATACTTTCCCATCCTCCAGACACCGGTTTCGGGGGTTCTGGAAAGTTAAGCTCCTTTCTCCATAAGGGCAGCAGTTCTTTGAAGGTATTAATCAAATCAGCATCTCTGCAATTCCTGACATCAACAGTGATCACTACGTGTTCCATGATGTCACTAAGGAGATTGACAGGTTCGCGCATTCCTGCCCAAAACAGTCCATTATCTTCTTTGAATAGGTCACCAAGCTCATCTTCACCAACAGCTATGGGCATCCCCTTGAAATAACCATTTTGAGACTCCATTTTACCCAATACTGAAAGTTCAAACCTCATGAATGGTTTGATTCCCTCACCGTAACTCAATTTTAATAGATCGGGTTTGTCCTTGCGTTTATATTCTTCCTGCTTTTTGGTAAAGGATGCAGATGGTTTTATTTCCTTGAAAGGATCCCCAAGACTGTCGTTCATCGGGTAATCAGCACAAACCTCCATACCAAATTCAGGATACTCATCATTAGGAAATTCAAGATCAGCATGTCGCCAATATAACTGCCTGAATAAATCCTTATCCGATAAGGATTCAAGAGCATCGTAATTCTCTAATTTAAATGATTTTGGCAAATCCTTTTTACTATTAATTTTATTCATCATTTATTGACCTTCATCAGAACAATATTAGTTGGGTTCTCAGACAGTAAATCTAATCTATCCATCCATTTATTCAGTGCATCAAGCTTTTCAGGCAAATACTGGCTACGGTTGTAAACGGCCATTACTCCACCGAGAGTGTGGCCCAGCAGCTGCTCCACAACATGCGGAGCGATCCCCATGTTGTTAAGCGTCGTAGAAAATGTCCGGCGCAGATCATGAAGCGTCCACTTCTCATGCCCCATGCGCTTGTGAATAGTTCGCCCCCACTGGCTAACAGCTTCAGGTTTCTTCAGCTCTCCCAGTAACAGGCCCGTATCCTTATTTCGTGCGACCAGACTTTTGACGAATGGGCGCACAGCTACGGGAATTGGCCGTAGTATCTTTTCTCCGCCCTTGCTGTGCTCTTTCGGTACCGTCCAGATCCAGTCCTGTAAATCCCACTCACCGGGTTTAGATAATCTCAGTTCCTGAGTACGGCAACCGAATGCCACCAGCAAATGCAGCAATGCGGCATAGTACGGCTTAAATTTCATCCCGGTACTTTCCCGCCAGATATCTGCCAGCTCCTGGCGAGTATGCTCCCTGTCGCGCTTGTTCTGTTTGCGGCCAACATCGTCGATGGTCAGATCGTCCAGAACGTTACTCACTGCATAGCGGTGCACGCGGCAGAACTTCAGTGCCTGCTTACACATCTGCAGCAGATAACCGGCGGCCACCGGAGCTTCATTCCTCACCCGGGCGAAACACTCTAACCAGTGCCGGGTTTCGCACATCGAGAGTGGGTAATCTCCTATATAAGGAAAGATATGCTTATTCAGCTGCTCGATGTGTTTGCGGGCGTTCGCGCGCTTATGGGTGGCGTACTCCCTGATCCAGTAGTCCAGGGCTTCTCTAACCGTAACCGGCTTAAGTGTTTCCTGTGTGGTCACGCTCAACTGATGTTTTGGGTTTTTACCTTCAGCCAACCATGATCGGCACTGTTCGCGTTTTTCGCGCGCAGCTTTGAGAGAAAGGTCGGGGTAGTTCCCGAGTTTAATGCGCTGCGATGTGGATTTCCGACCGCCGATCCGGAAGGTGAAATACCAGGTCAGGATCCCCACCCGGGACACCTTCACGCTGAGTCCATCGCCGTCAGCATAAAAGCTGTCTCCGGGGCTTTCACGGCCCAGCATTTTACGCAGCGAAGCATCGCTTAATTTGTTCGTTCCACCAGCCAT